CATATTTTCCTAAGGCAGTAAAAGTCATACATATGGTCAATCGTTTAAGTATGACTTTTACGGCCAATGGAAAGGGCGGTGAGTACTTCCATAAATTGAGCGCGGATGAAAATGGAAAGCATAAACACGCTCAGACTCTCGGTACTGATAATGCTGTAGTTGGTGGGTATAATGACGCTTATGCCATCAATGAGCAAGTCTATGGTGGCTACGCCAATACAGTGGCTCGCACCACTGCCTACCGACAAGCGGTACAGTACTCAGGGCAAGGAAAAGGCCACAATAACGTACAGCCTTATCATACGGTTTATTACTGGCGTAGGATCAGCTAATTCTACGCCAGTAAAACACAACCTTATGAGGCGGCAAGTTATTATGACTCTTGCCTCCACCAGTATAAGTGCTTTGTGTTCTTCGCAAGTCATTTACATCCTCCCCGATAACAACAACCCGGTTTTGGAAACTCTGTATTTTAGTTAAACCGTAGCCACTTGCTTCGTGAGATGAGTTCATCAAAGGTACTCTGTGATTATGGCTTGGTATCTGATCAGTAGTAAGGGTTTCGGCGTATGTTCCACCCTCTCCGTTGGCCGTAAATGTCATACTTGTACTACCATCATTTCCGGTACCGGCGCCAATCAAAACTCGACCGGGCGCAAACTGCTCCCAAGTGCCCCCAAACTGCGTACCAGGATTGGTGCCTGTGGTATTGATGATGACTGATCCTACTGGATAAATAAACTTACCGATGACCTGCTTAGCTAGAGATCCTAAGGTCAAGTTACCCATCAGATTGATAGCCTGTCGTATTCGAGCCGGTAGGTTAAGGTCAAAGTAACTGTCATTGGGTGACTGCATACCTATAGCCATTGAGTGGCCGTTGGCCCCAAAGTTCATCAGGGCAAAACTGATGCCAATGGATTTCTCGATCGTGTACGATCCAAAATAGTCAGTAACCACAAATCTAAACTCAAAGGCGCTGTTAACATCAAACGTCCTTGTCGATAGATACTTACCACTCTTAACGTAGTCGGTATAGGTAACAAGCGTTGTCCAGGATGATCCATTTTTGTACTGGATACTAAACGTGTGGGTATTACGGTTGTTAACATTGGTTATGCTGTAAGCATAATTAAAAAGCGCATAGGTACCCTCATCACTGGCAGTACCGGAGCTGTTGGCTCGTGTAACGGTTGACTGCGTGATGGCAGGAGCGCTATACGCTACTACATTGACTGTTTTTGTACTTGTGGCTGTACGGCCACGGCTATCGGTTGCTGTAACTACGACAGATATGTTACCGGACGTACTTAAAGTACCCGTTGTTACGGTCGTGCCCAAATACGTAAACCCATCACACGATACGCTCACACTCTTGATCGTAGATCCGTTTGATCCACTTGCTGAGGTTACGATTTTTAATGTCGATTTGGTTTGGACATAGACTCCAAACTGACTAGCAAGTCCGGCCGTAGCCTCACTGATCGATACACTTGAGATCGATGGCTTGTACGTTGACGGTACTGTCGCTGTTAAGGTACAGGTCTTGTCGCCGCCGACTTTACTTGATCCGTTATAGGTTTCACATACAATCGTGATCAGCATAGACGTATCGTTTGGTATTTGTGAGGCCAATGACGTTGGTATCGTCCATGACTTAGTGGTCGTGCCCGATGCCACCGTACCGATGGATACTTTGGACTTACCACCATCTGTTGAGTAGTACAGCTTATGACTAAATGAGGATACGTAAGGCTTTGTTGTGATCGTAACCGACGTACCGATATCCGCCGATGTCTTATTGACCGATGGTGTCGTCTCACCTCGTGAGTCATAGCTTAATGATCCACTAGCTGTACTTGACTGCTGTCCACTAGATCCGGCATTGACGATCATATAGACTGAGATACTTACTGATCCAGCACTATCGGATACAGGTATCGTAAAGCTTGAGCCATTGGCATAGTACCAGGCTCCGGCACTGTGTACGGTCGGGCCAAATAACTGCTCATTGCGGACTGTACCATTTACATTGATGATACAGTTAACGGATGCCTGCGATCCACCGGGAGAGCAGTATCCCCAATACGTCGATATCGTAGCATGACTGTCTCCGTAATTACGTGTTACGGTAACTCGACATGACCCCTGATTGGATGTCTGCCAACCGGGGCCATTAGTCAACCAGTAAGGTATGTTAATTGTAGTCTGTGTTACTGACATACTATGCACCTACCTTCTTAAAGTCCAATGACCCATTAGGGCGCGGACTGAAAATAAAATTACCGATATGAAGACTAGTAACAATGTTCGCATCGGTAATATAGAGTTGGTTATTTGACATATAGGCTATTTCTTGCCCTGCCTGTTTAAAGGATATGCGGTCGTTTTCGATGGTCAGGGTGATAGTGTTCCCTGTTTCTCCAAGTTCAATCGATCCGCCCTTAAATCGTATATACTGATAAAGCTCCTGGAACTTGGCCGAGTTGTCGGCATTGACGTTTTCGAGATCCGCTTGAAAGCTGTTAAACTGCATGGTAAAGCTGTCTTTGGTCTGTTCCAATGCAGTCGAGATCGTACCTAACAAGTCATCCGTCTGATCCTTTTTGTAGTAGTCCTCTGACACCTCGGTACGGATGGACTCGCTCGTCTTTTGGATCTCGGATTGCATCTGCTTTTCCGCATTGGCAATCTGCTGCAAGGCATCGGCGTATGTAGCCTTGACGGCCTCATAATCAGTCGACAGTTGCACCTCGCCGTATTGATAGGTCAAATCATTAAAGACAGTAACATCAACAAAGTATAAACTGTCCTGATTACCTAGTTGATAGCCTGGCATATTGTCAGACCATGCACTACCCGGTGGGTAGGTCGTCGGCTTGGACGGCTTGCTTGTAGCCAACTGATAAAAGCGGTAGATCCCTTGTACATCGGTTACCGTAGCAAGGGTAATGACATCAAAGGCTAATATCATATTAGTACCCCCCCCCCGACAGAGAATCTTCGGGAGCCGGCGTCCACGGTGTGGCCTCTGTGCCAAGTTCAAGCTTTATGTTTTTAATAGAGTACGAGGCATCTGATTTACGCCATCCCGTTAGATAAACAATCTGACTACCGATAGCAGACGGCAACTCTTCGAGGGCCGTTAACTTAAACTCAAGATGAGCCCATTCTCCTTTATCAGCTTTATAATGGCATGATGCCGTAGAAGTCATAGGATTCCGAGCGTTTGCTTGTCTGATTTCCGCTCTTAGGTCACCATCATTAGCATAATTATTGTCTCGCACATCCATAGACAAGACATACGGCTTACCCGGTAATATACCGGCGAGCTTGATCTTTTGATACTCAATCAAGTTCCAAGATCCACTAGGTATGGATTCCAAGGTCATAGTAACTGTATTCACACCATCCTCAACCTTTTCGGTCAATGTGATACCTGTACCACCGTTGATATTCCAATGCCACCCCGTTACCCCTTGGTTAGTATTCAAGAGCAAATTACGTCCTGTTGGTTTCAAATCTGCCATACTATCACGCCTCCAACTGTGCACGGTATGTTACCGTGCTTTCTTCTTGTCCTTCGCTGATCACACGTGTAATGCCTGTGGATACAGCGGATGTCTCATTGTTGCGGTACCACTTAACCGCTCCGATTGCCGTGATCTCTGATTCCGTCAGCTCCTCATTGCCTTGATACACTCTTGCTTTTAGCGTTGTTGCGATACCGCTGTTTTTAAAGATCTGTCCGGCTGAGGATTCGATGATCAGTCGCAAAGGTTGATCTGCATCCGCACCATCCACTCCAAATCTCGATATGGTGTAAGATGTCGTAGATTTACCGTCGGAGTAATTGACAATCGTACGAGTCCATAGGTACTGTCCTTGCGCTACAGTCGGTATGGTCGTTGACCATGTACCGCTTGGTACGGTAGTGCCACTTGTGGATACCTGGTAAGTAACAGAGGTTGATGTAATTGTAATCGATGTACCGTCCTTACCGTCTTCTCCCGGTATCCCTTGTTCTCCCTGCGCCCCGGTGGCTCCGTGAGTACCGATGATCACCGGCGTGGTCTTGGTCGAGGATCCATTGGTGTAGGTAATCAGCTCATAGCTCCACAGATAACGTTTAGACGTTGACGTGGTCTGTGGTGTAGTCGTCCATCCGGATGTCGAGGTCGTGACACCACTTGAGGATGCACTCGCCAGGTAGTAATTGGTGATCGACTTGATTCCGTTACCGGCAGGCCCCGTTGGTCCAGTATCACCGGTCTCGCCTTTATCCCCGGTGTTACCGTAAACACCAATCACACGTTTGGCGCTATCCTTGGACTGACTATTGGTATATGTGATTTTTTCATAATTCCACAGATACTTATTAGTCGGTGTCATTGCCGGCACATCTGTACTCCATGAGGTAGGCGCAGTTGTATTTGATGTAGATACCGCATAGTATTCAGTGATAGATTGGATACCCACGCCGTCAGCTCCATCTGCTCCATCTGCTCCTGTATCCCCCTTGTCGCCCTTGATCTTGCTCCAGGAGTACTTGGTATGGTCCGTACTGTCCGCCACTTCAAAGTCCACGTACTGACCGATATAGGTTTTGTTTGTGCTATCCGTGGTACTAAATCCACTAGATCCATCGGCACTGGTAGCGTAGGCAATATGCAGATAGCTCGTCTTGCCATCCTCGCCGTTAGTACCAGGAGTGCCGTTAGCACCGTCCGAGCCCTCGAATTTTGACCAAGTGTAGTCGGCAGGATCGTCACTGTCATGTTCTACGAAATCCACATACGTACCGATGTACTTATCCGGTAGCTCCGTCATTTGTGATGCAGCCGGATTCTCGACCGGAGAGTATTTGACGTGGAAATACGATGTGCGCCCATCCTGTCCGTCTGCCCCACTGCGGGACACGCTGTAGGCTACGGTCTGCTCGCCATCGCTATAGGTTACTGTGGTACGAGTCCATAAAAACATACCAGGCGCTACATTAGGCACCGTATCGGACCATTGACCGGTTGGTACCACAACACCAGAGGTATGTGCTTGATAGACCACCGATTGAGATATGATCGTTACACTTGTACCATTCTGTCCGTCAGAGCCATCCACCCCATTACGGGATACAGAGTGTTGCGTCACACTCGTACCGTCACTGTAGGTGATTACAGTACGTACCCATAGGTACTCACCCGGCTGCACCTCCGGGATCTCTGTCAACCACTCACCGGTTGGTATAGCGGTGCCACTATCGGACACTTGGTACGTGATGACCTGGTTAGTTATCGTTATAGACTCGCCATCGGTCACGGCAGCAAGCGTGATCTCCGTCATGGCTCGTGTTTGGCCATTGGCATCGACCGCTACGATCCTATATACAGCACTTGGATTTAAGCTCTCACGAGATACGCTGAGTGACGTGCCTGTGTAAACTAAGGCACTGTTTTTGTACCAATTGACGGTAAAGTTACCTGTTACGTCCTGTGACTTATCACGGACATATGCGGTCAATACGGTATGATCTACACCCTCCGGCAAGATCAGACCATTACTCGATGACACAACCAATTGATAGGTTTTATTTGCGTTGATCATCTCTTGCATCTGTGTCAACAAATCGCCACTGATCTGACTCTCGATCTCGGTAAAGTTATCGAGTACCGTTGAGCATTTGGTACGATCCGTAAAGCAGATCTGTTGCTCCACAATACGAGCTTGCAGATATAAGACTGGTTTAAATTCCGCATCTTCGATGGTGTAAGTATCACCGATATTGCCGTCGATGTAACCCTGTACATCGTATGAGTTCTTCGGCACACAATTCTTGCGCAACTCTGCCAACGCCTGGCCATAGAGCATATTGACGTTATCCGTTTCGTAAGACCACATGTAAGCGATCCATCGGTCGTTATCGGCGCCCATCGCAAGGCTTGGAAAACGCTCTCTGGACTGCATGGCTCGTATGTCTCGACCGTTGGCCTCATGCCAAAATTCAAGATTTCCGTCTGCGTCATACTCTTTTTTATCGCCTAAGCTTGTCAAGGTCAGACCATCGGTACCAGTTGGCCTTATGGCCGTGTAGAGCTCTGTGATATCGGATGTTTTGGTAATACCCTCGATGCCCTGTCCATAACGGATGATCGTACCGCTCTTGTCCTCACCGATACCCTGGTAGTCATCAGAGTGCTTACGGTAGATGTTGAGTGTGATCTGCTTAAGGCTGTAGTCGTCATTCAGTTCAGTGATAAACTCTAGTTCGGCGTCAAAGACATTGGCCGTACTAAACAATCTGGCAAGGATCGTTTCTTGCCCCGTCCACTCATGACTGATACGTTTATCCGATACCTCGTTAACGCCGATCGTAAAGGTGTTTTCAAACTGATATGCCTTGATATAGTCGACAATGCCTAATGACGTACCGGTATAGGCATCAACTGTCTCATTGGTGAGCTCTAGGGTCAGGCCATATGCCTGCATATAGATCTCATGCTCCGACTTTTCCACGTGCACGATCGTGCAGTAGTAATCATGGTTTTTATATCTAAATGAGCAGTGATTACCCTCAACGATAAACTGTGCGTCCTCATGATCCGCTAAAGTGCGCAGCTCAAAGGTGTACTGGGAGCCCTGTAAATAGGTATGCAGTACATCGTCCCAGTATGGGGCACATTTATCCACACTGTTATCTAAAAAAGCGCAGACGGTATCATCTGCGCTCAATATAGCAATTCGTACATTTTCCATTATAGCCAGGCCTCCCTGATGCGTACCGTGATGGTTGGATCTTGTGTCACCCAAGACGACATATAAAAGCGCACTTTGGACTCACCGGGTGGCGCTTTAAAGTACTGGGTGCCTACGATCTCATCTTCCTGCTTTGGCATATTGTTCACGTAGATCTTGGCGTATTCGCCATCGATCGTGACCGTTGATCCCGCCGCGTATCGGTTCGGTACGTCTCTCCACTTTTCGACATTTAATTTTTGGAAGTTAAAGACATCAAATCCAAAGTAGGTCAACAGTTGGCTGCCACTACGGGTGCCCCACTGTTTGCATGCAATTTGAATCTTTTTACAAACCATGTTTTCCACTTCCGGGACGTTATACGCCGGGTATCCGCCCCAATAGAAAAATTGGATTTTTGACCCCTCTTTTTTGATATCGCAGTGACCCCAATCCCAATACCAGGGGTTTTGATTTTGCAAGTGGCTTGTGGTGTACTCATACATTTTGACCACCTTACCGGCCATCTTATCTGTTGGCTTGGCATCCGGATTGTGGACAACCAAATCATAGTAGGCCGTATTACCGGAGATGTCGCCTTTGTGCCAGTTAACCCCACAGATGAGCTCGTCATCCTCGGTTAAAAAACTGATGGACATCTCTCCGGTTTGACCCATAAGACCGGCATAAAAAATCAGATGGAAATAAGCATAAAAGTTTTTACATCCCGCCTCTCCCTCGGAGTCAACCGGTATAGTGACCGTACGCAAGCCACCGTTTGCATCGCCCTTGATTGTGCCTGGTGTACCAAGTGTTAAAAACTGCGTACCAAACCATGTCTTAGTGGTCAACGTACCATCCGTACCATACAACGGGTGCATGGCATCATGACCACCAACGTCATCGGGTGCAGAGATAAAATCAGAGAGATGTAGTAATGTCTCATTTTGCTTATATGTTTCCCCATCGACTTCTTCCCGTTTACCAAATTCCATGACTCCCGACTCGGCGACAATGCCGATGTAACCGTTGTCCTGCCGGTTGATGATCTCATAATCGATACAGGCCGGCATAGAGCCATCATTATCAATGGTCACCTCCAAGATGCCCTCATCATTACGGGTAGCCCTAAACTCTTTTAAAGTCGTGGCATATTTTCGAGGATCTGGACAATAGATCTCAAATTCACTGACAATGGCATTGGCTCCCGGATCGGGAGTTTCATTCCCCACCTTGGTACCGATAAAGTACTTGTCCGTTTCGTCCGCAAAAATGATCTGCACCTGTTCGGCCGACAGGATCTGATTCATCTTATTAAAAGCGGATCTAAAAGCTGCATTGTCTTTTGCGATCAGCTGGTAGCCGATCGTTATAGTGCGGGGTGGATAGGTCTTGCCATAATAGACAGACCCATCGATTCCCGTTATTTCCTTTTCCTGGGCTTCTGATTCCATCAGTTCACGTCCTGATACATAGAGTGTTCGATAGCCAGGGATCTCGTCCTCTAAATACACACCGTTATACTTCATGGCCTCGGCCGGTAGTGCCTTACCGCCGGTCGGCCCCGTAGTGGTATCTACAAAGTTGTACATGACTATCTAACCCCCTTTATACGATCTTTTATCTTGGCTCTTGCGGAGCCCTCTTTATCAAAGTCATCATATGTGGCTTTAGCAAACTCACGTCCGTTGACATCCAGTGGTACCTCGATGGTGTAATGCACATCATGGTAGTAACTGTAATCGTCACTCAATGAGGCGTTGATACCGGCAAAGGCCATCTTAGGATTGGACAACTGCGGTATGTCAAACAGACCGTAGGCTGCTTTATGCACCTTACTGTACATGCCCTCGATACCATTGACCAAACCTTGACCGATCCACATACCGTTTTTAGCCATGACTTTGGATGGTGAGCCGATACGTGCCTTAGCCTGGATAGCCGCATCCGCAGCAGCGGCTAACTGTGCAGCTACAGCTCGAACTGTACCTAATTGAGATCGCATACCATTGGCCAACCCAATACCGATATAAGCACCGGATGTATAGGCCGCGGACTGTGCGCTGTTGAGGACACTGATCATAGAGCTTACGGCGCTTTGTGCGATGCTTGGCAACTGCCTTAAACCGGACTGTACACTCTTGGTAAAGTTTGTACCGATCGCTTTACCGGCGCTCTCAGCCTCGCCCTGTGCCTCTCTAAAGGATGACACGAGTGATTGCATGGCAGCACTGCCTACTGCGCCAAGAGAGCTCAATGCGGAGCCGACAGAGCTTGCTACACTCGTCAATCCACTGATAGCAGACTGCGCCGACTGTGCACCGGACGCAAGACCGGCAAACGCAGCCACCGCTCCTGTGATTACAAGCATGTAGCCCGTAAACACGGCCGTAGCCTGTTGCACAGAGGCGTTTAACATAGCCATTGTCATGGTAAACGTCATGGCGCTCACTGTGGATGCAGCCAGGGTCGTAAATGCCGTCATAGCATTATCCGCAAATGTCCTGATCTGCTCACTGACGGTAGTCAGTTGAGGACCCAACTGCGGTAAGGTTGTAGATAACGGAGTGACCGCTGCATTGATCGTTGTCAAGGCGGTAGCTGCCACAGTACCGTTTTTACTGACCTGTTTGATCCCATCGGCAAATTGTTTCATTCCGGTTCCGGCCTCAGCCAATCCACCGGACATAGCCGTAACACCGGCCAACGATGCGATGACAGCAGCCATTGAGGCGGCCATATCGAACAAGTTTAATTTAGTGATACGTTCCAGACCTTTTGACAGCTCATTAAAGCCTTTTCCAGCGTTAAGTGCTGCCTCACCAATCGAGTCGATGATGTTGGCCAAGGAGTCAAGTACACCACTGATTGCATTACCAATAGAGTCAATAATCTTGGACATACCGTCTGTTACGCTTGTTACAACGTCACTGACGGCCGTACCTAAAGATGTAACTACCTCAGAGATGCCTGAACAGGCTGTCTCGATAGCAGTACCGACAGATTCGAAAATGCCCGGCAGTAAGCTCAGTGCGCTGACGATACCGTTGACTACAATCTGTACGATCGGCGCTACCGAACTGATCACGTTAGCTACGCCATTAAGTACCATCTGCAGTCCCTCGCCCTGAGATCCAACTAAGGCAAGTGCAGCGCCAAACATTAAGGCAGCTGCGCCAATAGCCAGCCATGTGGTTGGTGGAATCATGGCCAACGCACTACCTAACCCTCTTAAGGCAATAGCGATACCCTCGCCGATTCCTTTGGCAAGAGTAGCTAAGGCGGTACCTAGCGATTCGATCACTGGCGCTAATCCCTCTAATACCGACTTGATAGCTGTACCAATGGATTCAATTACGGTACCGACACCTTCTAAAGCTGACTTGATACCTTCGCCAATGCCTTTAGCAGCATCGGCAATGGCAGTCCCTACGGATTTAAATACGTCCCCCACACCTTCAAGTGCGGTTTTTATCGATGTGCCGACGGATTCGATGACGTTACCAACACCTTCCCATTTTGCCTTAATCTCGCTCGATACATTTTTTAAATTTTTTGTTTCGACCGGATCAATTTTAGGTGTCTGAGAAGGCTCCTCTGGATCTCCACCGCCTTTTATCTTTTTGTAAAGGTCTTTGACAGTCTTTAAAGCGGACTTGGCGTTGCTTGTAAAATCTTTAATTTTTGACGTGGCCGACGATACAACCTTATATCCTGCATAGGCAGTAAAAAGGCCGGCTATCGCACCGGCAAAAGTATTGATCGTACCCTCGTCTAAACCAGCTATAAAATCTGCAATCTTATCGACTGCGATGCTTACTTTGTCAACAATCTCACCAAAGGCATGTGCAAACGTCTCTATAATTGCACTGTTTGATACAGCGGTCACCACGTTATTGATTGCGTCTTTGCACGAATTTAATGCCTCTTTGGCGGAGTCGATAGCTCCTGTCTCTTTAAATGCATTCCAGGCGTTGGTAACGATCGTCTTAAGCGTGTTAAATCCGCCTTTTATATCCTCAACAACGCCCATGATGCCCTCGCTCAAAGCTGTAACATCGACTTGACCAAGCAAATCAATCAAGCCACTTACGGCATCGATGCCTACCTGATCTAATGCCTTCCAGGCGGGCTGTAACTTATTGGACATGGTTTCCATTAAACCGTCCATTGCCTGCTCTGTGGATTTATAGGATGTTGCCAGTTTAGTAAAGGCATCATTGGTACCTACCTTACTAATGGCATCGAAGAAATCCTCAGTTTTTACTGTTCCTTCCTGGACATCGGCAACTAACTGAGATGTGGTTTTACCCATCTCTTTAGCTACCGCAGCGATACCTGCTGGCGTCTGCTCTAGCATAAGCTTAAAATCCATCCACTGTACATACGGCTTGGCCGCCATCTGTGTGGCCTGCTGGCTAAGAGTTTTCATCGCCTGTGTCGGATTTTCCGCTGCGGCTGCAAGACCGCCAAAACCTTTTACCAGCTGTGTACAGTTTTTCGTTCCTACCGCGGCCAATTGGCTGTAAGTAGTAGCCATGTCCGAAGCGCTATAGATAGACTGCTCGGCAAACTTTTGTAATTCAGCCTGTATGCTGGCAATATCGCCTGAGCTCTTTCCCAACATCTCCATGTTGCCCTGGAAAACCTTCCAGGATACATTGGAGGCATTCATCTCTCCGATAAGATTGCTAAAACCATTTGTGAGCGAAGAAAAAGCTTGAGACCCGATACCCGTAAGGACACCAAATCCCAAGCCGCTTTTTACTCGATCTGACAGGCTTTGACATGTTTGCTCGGCCTGTTTCATCGTGGAGGTAAAGCCTTTATCGACTGCGGATAATATGGCCTTGACTGTGTAACTATCCATTTGTTATACCTCCTGTTTTTTATTTACGTAGTAATCACGCAAACGAGTAATTGTAGTAGGTTCATCTTTTTCAGACTTACCTTCGTTAAGAACCCTTTTAATTTCTTTTTTGTAGTTAAAGAAATCCTCAAAGTTTTTGTATCTCGGTCTTGCCCGTTTGCCCTTTCCTTTTTCAGCCTTGACAGCGAAATTAAGAAAAGCTTGCCAATGCGCCCATCTCTCTTTGTCAATCTGAGCTAATTCGACTGACTTCATGAGTAGTCGATACTCTTTTAACGTCAAATTATCCACTTGGTCGAGACTAGTAAAACCTAGATACCGAAAACAATTGAGTGCAATCTCTTCGTATAAGGCGTTCCAGTCTACTGGTTTTTCCCTTCTCGTTTTGCTTTTTCTTCTTCCAGCTTGTGAACTGTCTTCTTTGTACAGTTCGACGTCTTGAAAAAATCAACCACCTGTTCAAATAAGGCATCGATGTCTGTGCTTTCATCTTCCAAATAGCCATTGATGATACTTTCTGTCGCTTTCGGATTGCCGTCTGCCATCAACACCAATGCATCTCGTAAAGCGAGCACATCACCGTCCATGATGCCTCCCACCATTAACTGCAGACCTACGTCTACCCGGATTCCTTCATTGACCATAAATTGAGTTTTATTGGCCTTGGTCATAAAGCCAATACCAGCTTTAAAGCTGTAAACTTTATCCTTAATCGTTAATTCCATCGTTTGCATGATTCTTTCCTCCTATACAAAAATAAGGGGCCTTTTCAGGCCCTGCTTATACTATTTATGCACCTTCTCTAGCTGTATCTTTAAATACGTAAGATGCCAACTCTTGCTGCTCATCTGTTACCGTAGCGTACCCAGTAGCACCTGTTCCATTAGGACCATAAGTCATACTGATTTCTGTGGCGTCCTCTGCACTTGTGCTAAGAGTTAACTCCGTAACAAATCCTTGATAATACGTGGCTTTGAATTTACCGACATCGTCCGAAGATCCTTCTTCGTCAAGGTTAACTTCCCACAACTCTACTACACTGCCATCGATTACGGCCTTTTTGATCTTATCGATCATGTCGTCTCCTTTGGCCATGATCGATGTTAGGGAAATCTCCGTTTCAACGGCTCCCGGTGTACGGATAGGTCCGCTTTTGGTCTGCGTAATGTCCGCATCTCTGGATAAGCTGTTCTCATTTTCCGTCGAGAAAGCAATAGATTTTGCATCCGTGGTCTCCGCATCGGCTAGCATCCTGTATAAATAGATGATTCTCTTACCCTGCACTGCTTCAAGTGTTTCTGCAAAACGCTGCAGATCAAAAGGACGCAATTTCAAGGCTTTAAAATCTAACTTCTTCATTTTCGTTCCTCCTTAGAAACCTGTAAGTTTAAAACTAAAATCAATAACACCATGCAATAAAGGAGTCTCTGTCGTATCGTCATTTAAGATTCGCTGATCACTATAGTTCAAATTCCATTTATAGGATTTTGTCTTTGTGATCTTAAACGCTACTCGTTTTATATCAAGCAACATCTTGGATACTGTACCCCGTTGACGGATGTTGTTATGCCAAACGTGTATCGTCTGACTGACATCGGCCAATATCGCATTTTTATAACCAAAATCATCAGTGATCTGGTTATCCGCCAAATATATAAAAGGGTATGGCGTATCTTTTGGCGGCAACGCACCGTCATAAACGTCATACCCTAGTTTTTTTAATTCGACCAACAAGGCCGAGAACAGTTCCTGTTGTGGGTCCATCATTTCACCAACTTTTCCATATCGGATTTAAATTTCTTACCGACTTCTTGCAGAGCGGGTCTCATATAAGGTTGTGCTTCCATAAAGCGCGTACCGTACTCTACATAACCGGCATAGTTTACCGTTGCTTCGCTCTCAGCTGTTAATCCGGAATCTTTGATTTCAAGCATGATACTTCTCTTCAAGACACCTGTATCAACAGGTGCTTTTTCCTGAGCACTCTGTTGCAGACGAGATCCATTTTTCTTGATCACCGTCTTAACGGCTTCTTTTTTCATGTTGTCCTGGATCTTGGCCGTCAGCTTTTCCATACCCACTAATGAGATCCCTTTTGCCATCATTGTACCTCCGATACAATAAATGACTGTTTGACTCGCAATCGTCTTGTACGATCCACCCGATAGACCTTGTCGCCAATACGGATATTGTCAAAGGTCTTATCATAGTGGTTTTGAATCGTCAAGGTCAGAGATCCTTGCCGGATATCGCCGTAAACAAGCTTCATGGTTTCTGTCTGCGTGTCCATGACAGAGGCCATAGCCTTTGTTTCGGATACTTCGTCATCGCCATAATTGCCCGTTGACTCGTCATAGTCACCAGGTGTTACAGTTCTAAAAAAGATGGGTGTATCGTATCTCATAAAAAGCGTATCCTGCCTTTTGACTCGTCAATTTGCTTGTCTCGCCATGCCTGGATGTCGTCAGCAAAATCAGCAAAGTCATTGTCCTTAAAAGACCATGACTCTCCCTCTACAGAGTGTGAGGTAGCGCCCTCTGAGCCGATACGGTTGTACCGTCTGACGGCAATCTCGACCTCGATATACTCTAACTCTTGTGGCACAACATCAACGCCCAAGAGAACCTTTAAACGGCTCTCTGTAAGTGCAATGATCGTACTCAACTGAGTGGAGTCCCCAGTCAACCCAAGCATGGATTTAATATCGCCAATTACCGCCATACGATATCACTCCTTACTCGGCAAACGTGGCTTTGGCAAAGTTAAAGGTTACAACAGACTCACCATCAACGATGACCTCAAAGGTGTCGGTTTTAGTAACTCTAAAGACGTTCATGGCTTCCCATGCGATGTCTTTTTTCGATTCTTCGCCATTTTTCTTAAAGGTCATTTTAGTACCGGTCTTCGTGAGCTTGAACGGGAAGAAATAGCCTTCCTGTTCGGCCGGTACGACCTCGTTGAACTGTGTATAATCGGTAACATGCTTTAAGGTACCGGTTACCGTACCATCAGCAAGCACCTTAACATCTTCCCCGATCAGCGAGCTTACTCGCTTGCCATATAGGGCCTGACCCTGAGTCGGGATCGTTAATACGTCAGACCCAATTATTCCCCCGAGATTGTACCTACGATAACGCCATCCAGTAATTCTGGGAAGAATACAACACCGGTCATGGCCAATGTCTCAACAGTGGCATTAGAACCTACTACATAGTGCGTCATACCGACCATGCCAGTAGAATCACCGGTCAAGTTGAAAGACTGTGCAACATCACCGGAAGATGCAGGTACGTAAGCACCGTTTAAGTTTTCTTTTGCAGTTGCGATCAGTTTACCTTTTGTCAAAGATGGCGTAACGACTACAGTACCCAATCCTAAGAAATCCTCGATATAAGACATACCAAAAGCAGTCTGCAAAGTGATTGGAGCCGTACCTAAGTAATCAGCCACATCATCGCTGGATACGAAATAAATCGGTGTAGCGTCCTGATCTACATAGAATTTTTTCAAGGCTCCCCAAGCAGCACTTAATGTAGTCTGCAAGTTAGTACCAGATGCCGTACCTGTACCAGTAGTTAACAGATCGTAGAAGTCTTTCTTGATTCCGCCCTGAATACCGGACAACAGTTTTTCATCCGTTTTGTTAACTGCCAAGGAACGACCAGAACGCTGAATAGCCTCGGCAGTTGTGGCCTTACGGAATTTCTTCAAAGTAAGGTCGATTGTTTTAGCAACTTTCTGATTGATCTTAGTCAGATTGATTGTTTCGCCTTCGGCTACCTGTGCAGGAGTACTTTCCTGTGTCATCTTATAGATCTTGATGGATGTTCCGTTTGCCATTGGAATCATTTCTGTGATTCCTAAGACTTGCTGCAATTCTGTAATGTTAGATGCCAAACGGCTTGCAAAATCGATGGAAATAGCCGGCTCCAAATCCGTAGTAATGATTGTGTTGGTCGGCGCAGCAAAGCGCTGCAAATTAAATTTACGTAATTGTCGTTTTAAATATCTCATTTTCTTTTCCTCCTATTGTTGTGTTTTGAATAGATCCATATTTTCGTTGATTAAGCGTTGACGTTCACGTCTGTCTTTAACAGCAAGAATTTCCTCTTTTGTGATTTTCTTATTCGTGCTTCCAGCAGTTGGGGCTTTACCCTTTAGGCGCTCAGCAACGGCATCCTGTACTGCTTTCTCGAAAGCTGCTGCAAAGGAATCCACCGCATTTTTAGTAGCTTCGGCATCGGTGCTGATTAGGTTCTTGATCAGACCATCACTAACATTGATGTGTCTGTCGGCTAATAAGCCCCTTGCAGTTTTAGCCATTTCACCAAGCGCTCTCTCATTTTTGAGAGCCGCAAGTTCTTTCTGCATTTCCTTAAATTCATGAGCTCGTTTTTCCTCGTCGGACATAGTTCGCAGACGTTCAGCCTCACTTTTTTCTTTTTCCTCTTTGTCACGCTTTTTGTTGACTTCGGCGGCTTTACGTCGCAAGGCCCTCTGCATATCTTCCTCTGTGTATTTTGGGGTTTTGCTGTCTTCTGCCGGATCTGCTTGTCCATCTTCCGGGGCACCGTCGTTTGGATCACCGTTGTCTAGAGTTCCGTCGGAACCTGCATCTCCCTCGTCGGCGAATCGCTGCAGATTAAAAGGTCTGCGCAAAGCAAAATTGTAAAATTTGGTTCTATTCGTAGATTTCATGTTTTTATCCTCCTTGTTTATGGTCGTGAATAGATGCGACACGGGCTTGATATTAAGGACCTCAAGCTTAAGGTCACCACGTAGCTTTTATAGTCTGTCCACGTCTGGACATAAAAAAAAGACCCGGCTACATATCGCTCAGGTCGTGTTTTATAAATTTCGGTAGTTTCCGGTAAGGTGGATCTTTCACCCTGATCAACTCCTTTTTCTTTTTGCCACAAAAAATGCAGGTACATACTCTCACTTCCGTCCTGCATTGTTTATCTCGATCAAAAAATACTTTTTGGACACTCTCGGCCCATTTATGACTGCGCATTGTTAAAAATTCCTTACCAGTCCGATACTGACACGTAATCTGGGTATTGAGCTTCCACACCTCTCACACCGATACGGAAAATATCGATCGAGCTACCGGCCCACCCATCGACACGCTTTATCCTAGCCTTTGCTGGATTCTCGTACTCATACACCTCAGCAGAGGATAGCTGTAAAGCACTCATCAGTGTGTCAAACAAAGTAGATATCGCGCTGCAAACAATGTCCTTTCCTGGCTCTGCGTATTGAGCGTGGCCATCTATCGTGATCTCGCAATCCTCATCGGTCTGATGGATGCTAATGTGGATCATAACCGCTCACCTCCATTTGGGCATAAAAAAAGCCACCCTTACGGCGGCTATTAAAATCTAAACACTTTTAATAATTTCTTTTAACTGCTTTTTTAGATTAGCGGCATTTATACAATACGGGTCATGCTGTACTATTGCATCGCACGCATCGTATCGATCCGCAAGCTCCCATATTCGTGACACAATAGTATTCTCGTCATTTCGATCATTGGGATCAGCAGAGTATTCCAAATCTTCCTCATGATCCACCCAAAATTGATCAACATAATCGCAATAACCAAGTGCGTCAAAATTATCGGCATGCAAAAACTTATTTGTTGTGTCTAAAAAATTTCTAAATTGCTCTGTCATAACTTCTTCACCCAATCTTTCTTAATCGTTTTTCGAGGTACTATCGTTGTTAGATAGCCGTTGATATCGTCAATGACAATACCAATATTGTTATAAAACTTAACATATCTATGGGTCTCTAAATCGATATAGTTTACCGGCTTAGAGAGCGTGTCAAATATGTCATCCTTCGATTTAATCCTACCACTATTTAAACGTCCCAACAACTGCTTGTTAAAATGTTCGGTGGATTGCCAACCTTTTTTTGCGAACTCTTCATGGCTCCGCAAAACTTTAATTTTAAATTCATCGTTGGTGTACTTATCTCTTAAGGTGATTCCAAAACCATTATGATAGACTGCGTTATTCTCTATACGTAATAATGACGATCGATTTGCATCTTTCCAATCCTGAAAATTAAGATGGTGCGCAGAATAGCTATCTAGCCACTCATTGTAATCGTCATCGTCCATATAAGCTGACGTGCTACATCGACAATGCGGATGCATCGGTGGCATATTGACGCCTGCATTAGCTGTCTCAACCTTGAAATGATGCCCGTCAATTTTACGGCACACCTCACAGGCTGTTCCTAGCGCTAAAAAGGTGTACTCATCAAACCCGTTGCGTTTAAAAGACTGCATCTGCGCCTCTGTCTGTACTCTTGCCATCTCGGTCACAAGTAAGCGATTAGCCTGGCTTTTTGTGACATCGAAGATCTTACGGATCTGGGGAATAAAATCTCTAGGATGCCTACCAGCTATCAGGGCATTTTGTAAGATTGTAGATAGTTGGTTCCTTAAAGATGCCTGTTCGGCCCATATGCGGTCACTAAATGTAGCATTGTGAAAAGATGCGTTCGCAATTGCTTTGGCAAGCTCCTTATTGTTCTGGATAGACTTACCTAAGATACCGGCCTGTCTTTCAATCTCAGCCAGCGTCCGTCCTTCCAATTGCTCGGCCATAAACTTCTCGATCTCATCAGATCCTGCACAAAGTTCAAGACCAATCTGCGCTTTTAGAAGTTCCAGGCGATTGACCTTCATGGTCAAGTTATAGATACGCATTTCTTCATTAGCCTGATCTGAGAAGTCTTTTTCTTTTACATACTTCTTAGCTTTCTCAGCGTATGCCTCTATATCAAGCTTATTCGCTCTTCTTTTGGCCTCGGCCATGCTGATTCCCTCTTTATTAGCATATTTAGCATAAAAAGAGTAGATTTGATCACTGACCTCGGAAAGCATATTCTTGTAGATCCGTTCCAGATTTTTTCTGTACTCTCTTTCGTCCGTGATGTTGTGCTTCCTTTGCTCTTCTTCGCGCTCTCTCCAATAGTCCTCGCTATTCTTCGGCATCTACTTCATCCCCCGGCAAATGGTTTTCTTGTTCATCCGTAGGCTCAAAGTACTGAGCGATGACCTTATCTGTGTTTGCCTCGGCCTCAATCTTGTTCATTTCTGCCTTCACGTCATTCACAATCGACAATACGCTTAACTGTGTCTCTTGACTGACAATACCGCTCAACTGCTGGGCTATCTGTGCTTCTTCTTGTAGATTGGCCGGGAAGTTCTGGGTAAACTTGTACTCAACCTTTAACCAGTCATCAACAGCCATGTTGTTAATGGCGTTGCTAAAGATAACCTTGTATCGGCGATTCATGCCGGATACAAACTTACGTTCTTTCGTTTTGGCCAAGTTGGACATGGACAGTAATTTGTACTTGAGAGCGATACCGCTTGACGTACCAAAGTTTTCATCGTTGATATTAGCGACCATCGAGTTCTGGAAGATCAGTCTTTCCAAACGATTGATCAAGTTTTCCTGTGTCGTATCGGCGTTTGGCTTGTCTAGGAAGTCCACCTCTACACCGGACAGATCGTCTTTTTCAAGATTGATGATGCGGTGATCTCGCACACTTTTCAATTCTCCCTCACTCAGTTTTGGCCCCAGGATTTTGAGATAGGCATCGGCAAAGTAGTCCACATCATTGGCCTTTTCCGATATAGCCTTGTTATAGGCATTGATCATGGAGTAGCACGGCTCAAAGATCGACATACGCTCTTCGTTTTCGATAAACTCCGTCGCCGGAATGTCACTGAAACCGTGATCTTTTTCTTCGGTAAAATGGAGGTTTCCCTTGTCTGTGAAAAAGTAGATCTTGGATGCATCCCTGACCTCGCCATGAGTAAATCCATCAGAATCTACTTTATAGCTGACAAAGTATCGAGGATTTTGCTGCACTGTCTCATCGTAAACCATAAACCCCTCTAACGGATTCAAGTACATGATGGCGACCTGGCTGCTCTGGTCATTGTAATACACCTCATAGCCTTTGCCGTAGATACTACAGATTCTTGCCAGCTCGGCGTTGTTATCGTCCTGGTCATTGTACTGATCCAGCAAGTTTAGGTACTCGGCCACTCGCTCATCCTGCGAATTGACCTTGATCGGTATACCAATAAAAAAACCGATCATGGTGTCAACAATATACTTGGCAAAGTTGACCACGATTCGGTTGTCTGGTTTGTATTTCTCTTTGTCGGGTTGATGCAAAATTGGATAGTCCCCGATGTACGCTTTTCGCAGCGTTTCATAACGCGTGACGCACAGCTTTTTGTGTTCAGCAATCAGATCTCGCAGCACTGCTATGCTCATCTCTTTGTCATCCGGTAAGGTAATGAGCTCATCCGGTCGGATGTAGCTATTGAGCTTGTCCATACTAAATACCTCCTGTCAATATATTCAGCCTTGCTTTCGGCTTTCTCTCTTCCTCAATCGAGTACCTTAGCATGGCCATTGCATCGTCAAAAAAGTTGACAGGCTCATCTAAATACTCGTTAGTTTTCTCGTTTTTCTTCCATTTCCATTGCCGGATCTCTTTGATCGTGTTTGTACAGCTGTGGTGGATGTGGATTTTATGCAGCTTAAGGTAGTCAATTTGAGCCCGTACACTGTTTGGCTCCTTTTTGACACCTTTTGCTTTGTACCCTGCCTTGCGCCACATTTTGATACGGTCCGGCTCAGCAGAGTCACACCACATTGTCAAAGACTTGTTAAAGCCCCGCTCGTTAGCCAGATCAATCAACTCTCCTGTATCTTTTTCAAATTCGTAGATTTCTCGGCACAGGTAAAGTTCACCGTCCTTAAATCCAACCTCACCGATACAGTCGGCATGGTTGTATCCGAAGTCCTGCGAGTTGACCATGTAGTCAAAACGCTCCGAAGATGTGTCAAAGTCCTCAACCACATAGTTGGTCAAGATCAGTCCTCCAACCTCGCCCCACTCGCCAAGTCCGTAAATGCGGTAACCGTCCGGGTCAACCTCTTTACGTCGCTCCATACGTCGGTAATACGCATCATCGATAAAGCGATTGTCCTTATAGGTTGAGTGATGCGTAAATACATCCGGATCCGCACGATCGAAAAAGTGCTTTTTGATCCAATGGCTGGAACTGACCGGGTTAAAGGTCAATCGTATTTGATAAAACTGCCCTTTTGGCAACTCTCCACGTAAACGGTCGTCGATGATTTCAAAATCATTTTGTGTTAGCTCCGTAGCTTCCTCAATCCATACGTCCGTTAGCTTGCCTCGCTTTACGGCGATGGACTTTAGCTTTTCTCGCTGTTTCTCGTCATTGACTCCCCTAAAAAAGATCTGATTGTGGTTGGCGATACATTCGAGGCGCATATCGCTTGAATTGATGTACCAGTACTTTTTGTACTGCTCTCCGAACATCCGAAAGATGGCTCCCTGCAGTTCAGCAAAAGTACTGTCACGGTTTGTTACATCGGACTTGCGGACACACAACAAATTACGTCCCGGATCAGACATCAGACGTAAGATGTAATGCTGAGCGGTATCGACTGATTTACCCGATCCGGCAGATCCTTTCATAACGATGTATCGTTTTTGGCTTTGGTCCGGTGCTTTAAATACCCGGTTAGCCTTAATCGTCAGATCCATAATCCACCTTGATGTTAAGCGTCATATCGCCATCCAAAGTCAATCCATCTTTAAACATCCCATACCGCTTACCAAGTAATTCGGCTGCTCGAATACGGTCTTTTTCTTCCGGGTGCTTTTCCACAACGACCTGGTACCCATCGCCATTGAGTTTTAGCACCTCAGATTTCGACTTACCACGCATCACCGAAGTGAGGTATTCCTCGACCTCCTTGATGTCTGCTGTGTTTTCGTCATGGATCTCCGCTTGCTTTTTTTGGATGTACTCTCTGACATCAGGTCTTTTTAACAGCTTGGATGCGTTGGATCTCGCCGTCATATCTGCCTTGCATGTCTTGTAAACACGTTTATACGCCGCGCTGGCATTGAGCTCTTTGTCTTTGAGATATTCCTCGCAAAACAGCATCATTTTCTCGGTCATAGGCTACCTCCTTTCCGTCATGCCTGGTGCTGACTCGGTCGCCAAAGATAGGAGAGTGAAAAAAAAGCGCCGGTCAGCTGTTGGCATCAAAAAAGGCCGACTAATAAGCCGGCCAATTTTTTAAAGTGTGTCGAAGAGCCCTACTTTTTATTTCAGACGGTAAATACTTTATGGAACGTTGTGGGGTCATAAAATGATTTCTTTACCTTACTTTTCGACACTATCAGTATAGCACCTTGACACACCTAGTTTACTAGATGTATCGCTCTTTTTTATAAGATTCAATACCTTCTCGTAAGGATTTTCATAATGATAGTCAATGGACAGACGCTTGTACGATACTCCCCGAAAAAAGGCATCGGCAAAGTCCAGCTCTTGCCTTGTGCAGACAAGTTTGAGTTTGGTGTAGTAGTCATCGGCCTCTTTCCGGCGATCCACAAACTTATCTCGCTCTTTTATAAGTTCTGCCTCGTCTGTCATCAATCCAAGCACTAAGGATGACTTATCCGCATGGCTCTGGACTTTTGGTAAGTCGCCATGCCCCTGAGGACATGAGGGCTCCGATATGGTCCGGATTTCCTCATGCACTCTTTTCAGGTCGAGATCAATGCCCTGGATGATCTTTTGGTATCTCCGCAGAGACTTGATCTCGTGCAGTATGTACTTTGCTTTATCGTCTGTCATGTTACCTCCTACGATCGCGGTCTTTTCTTTCTCTGTATCCTCTAATGTTACTTATGGTTTCCTGTAGATTTCGGATCGTAGTTTATTGCCCGAAATACGCTCTCTCCAACTGCTCATGTTGCTCAATGAGTTGGTAATGCTCATCGACTAGTTGCCTCAAGTCCTCCGCCTGGTTTTTGACGTAAGAGGACTTGCGACTGTTACGCTCAAGCAACTCGATGCAGTCGAGGTAATGGCCTTTATTCATTCTTTCGGCCTCCCTTGGTTATGGTTTGGATCAAAGTCTGCATAATCACGACAATGACAAACGCTAAAAACAGTATTACGGCTATCAAGCCAAGACCTTTAATGGTCTCAATCAACATGTCAATCATGATTCATCCACCCCATACTTTTGGCTGTAAAATAAATAGCCTCGATCTCTTTTGCGCTCAATACCACGCTGTTGGCGCTCTCATCGGTAACAGCGACCTGTCGGCCCTGCATATCAAAGGTAATGGTCTGATGTCCAATATCCTTAAAGTAGTTTTTGACAACGCCGACGATCTTGTTACTCTTGTATCCCAGTTTGTGCCAGAGTACGGCAGGGTTGTATTTCCCGCCGCTCATTTTTTGTCACCCCCGGAACTACTGCCATAAGCATTTGCGATTGCTGTCATAGTTTCCGCCCACTGAACTAATAAACTTTTCATCCCGCTATTATCGATCAGCTGAAATCCGGCGTCATCAAACATCCTATGCAGCTTGTTGCCCGATATAAACCTTTTAGCAATAGCAATTGCCGCACCTTTTTCCGGATCAAACGGCTCATCCGTGTTACATTTTGCGACTGTCTTTGTTCCGTCGCTCCAAAGCACAATCGTGGCCGGGCCATTGACGATCAATTTTCGTGGCTTCGGCAAAGAATACGGAAGCCCCGTTTCCTTATTGATAAAGCTTATTTCGATTTGTCCCATTTTCTAGTCCTCCTTTTTTATGCTGCCGGCATCATGGCGCTTTGATCGCCATATGCAAATTTAATAGTCAGATCCTGGATCAACCGCTCCACGCCTTTATTGTCCAAGTATCCATTGGTAAATACCTCAGTGTAGCTCTCGCCGTCAAACGAGTTTTTGACAAAGCGCGCCTCAAACGGATGAGCCTTATCACCTCTTGTAAGGATCTTTGATTCTTTGGCCTTGTACCATACGATCAGCTCATACGGGCCGTGGATCTTAAACCGCCAAGAGACCAGTACCGTATCGCCGAAGTTGCGGCAAGATTGGCTGATCGGCTTAAAGCCGATGTCTAGCTTAGGCTCCATAACCCTGCACCTCCTCATCTAGATCGTTTAGCAGACCCAGGACAAGGTCCAACGTAGTATCGTTATTACAGATATGCTCGTTGACAACATGCCGTGTGTAGCTCTTGAGAGCTGTTGACAGGTCCGTATGATAGCCGATGAGTGTTACTACCTCTCTATCGGTGTTTGCCTCGTCATCGTGCCTTACGGCCCTCTTACAGAGCTTGAGGCAGTTGCCATCACTGTCGATAAAGTAATTGTGTTTAAGATTTAACATTATTTGTCCTCCTCGAAGAGTTTCATTATTTTGTATTTACGACCTGCTCTCGCTTTTTGACGCGTTACTATGCAGCGGAAAGATACCGGTTTGATGCCCAAAAAGGCACAACACTCTCGCGTGTTACCGATGCACAGAGGCAGGTCCGTTTTTATGTCATAAACGCCATAAATTATCATGCTTTTTAGCATCCTTTCTTTTGATCCTCGCACCCAGTAAGGGCCGACTCGCGTATGCGCGTATCGTTGGTACTTGTGGGTTTGGCCGTAAATTTAAGTAAATAGAAGGAGGTTACTGAAATCACGCAAGCCGGTCCTTACCAGGTACGAGGTTAATGCTATTTAATCGGTGGAGCTAAACCACCACAAACAAGTATTAAAAAGATCTGCAAGACCCAAAGTGCCAGGATAAACAGTATGTCTTCTTTGGAGATCATAGGCTCTCATACTCCTTTTCTTTTTCGGCAATCAATTTTTTTGTTGCCTCATAAAAAGCTTTTATCGTACCCCCGCTAAGTTCCTCGTCTCTTGAAACGCTCTCGCAGGGTCCCTTTATAAACAGAAAATGGATATGGGCCTTATTGCAGTGATCCAGGTCTGTCAGTAATGATTTAAGAGTCAAGATTTCTTTCCTTAAATTTTGCGCCTTGAACAAGATATCATCGGTCATTCGACGACCTCACAGTTTTCTAGGATTTCTCCTAATTTCATGTCTGTATCTAATATTCCCTTAAAATATCCTCTATGTTTCATTTCCGATAGATCACGATAATCTTTGAAATCGAGACTTTTGTTAAAGGTACAATCAAGTAAATCTTTTTCCCACCGTTTGAGTTTGATAGGCTCTTGATACTCTCTGACCAGCCAATGCATCACACTCGCTACAGCAGTCGCCGGCTCATCAAGACCCAATCTTTTTAAATCTTTGATATAGACGTCAATTATAGCCAAACCTAGGTATTCGTTATATCTTTCCTGACCCCTGTGTTTTACATACCCCATCCAACAATCCGATATCTCACGTTTGTAGTGCTCTAAATTAGTCATTCTGTTTCTCCTTTTCTTAACGCTTCAATCAGCCTCTTTTGTGTTACGTCTTTTTTATTTAATGCATCGATCATATCCTCATCGATCGTACCCTTGGCCATCAGATGGTAGATGGTTACTGCCCTTTGTTGGCCCTGTCGGTAAATTCTAGCATTGGCCTGTTGGTACAGCTCCAAATTCCAATTGGGGAGGGTGTACCAGATAGCAATGTTGCCACCTTTCTGGAGATTCAAGCCGTGGCCTGCGGATGCCGGATGCAGCAGTAGGATATCGATCTCTCCGTTGTTCCAAGCTCGTACATCCTCCGGTCCTTTGACCGTCCTTACCATTTTGCCGGCCTCAACAAAATGGTTGGTCAGCCTTTCCAGCTCATGCTTAAAGTAGTAGAAGATCATGACCGGCTGTCCGTTGGCCGACTCGATCAGATCGTCCAGCGCATCCAATTTGTGGTGGTGGATATCGACGGTCTTGCTTGATCCGGACTCCTGGTAGATCTCACCGGATGCGTACTGCAGCAGTTGTCCGCACAGGACTCCGGCATTGGCAGCGATGATGGCCTCATCGTCACCTAACTCAAGTAACTTATCTCGTTTAAACTGGTCATAGCCTTTCTTGGCCTTTTTGAGATCCACCGGATAGTCGATCACGGTCAGTGGTGGCAGTTTGGTACAGTCGCCCTGTTTAATACTCATGCATATATCGCCAATCCGTTTGTAGATCTCTTCCTCGGCGCCGTCCTGCAAGTTCCATTCGTACACGACATAGCCATTTCTCCGTCCGGGCTTTAGAAACCGCCCCCGGAAGATCGATAAGGTCTTACCTAGTCGCTCTCCTCTGTCCATCAGATAGATTTGTGACCACAAGTCTGGTAACCCGTTGGGCGCCGGTGTACCCGTCAGTCCGATAAATCTCTCAACTAAAGGCATCATTTTCCGCAGGGCCTTAAACCGTTTGGACTGTGGATTTTTAAAGGTGGACAGTTCATCGATGACCACCATGTCAAAAGGCCAATCTCTCTGATACGTCTCAATCAGGTCAGCTACATTCTCCTTGCCGATGAGATACAAGTCTGTAGATAGATCTACATGCTTTTTCCCTTTGGCCATCGGCCCATCGATAATGGTGTAACTTAGATCTTTGGTATGCTCCCACTGTCGGATCTCATCCGGCCATGTGGACTGTACGACTCGAACAGGGCCGATGATCAACACTTTTGATACCTCGATGTACATCAGCCTTTGAATGATGGTCAGTGTACAGACCGTCTTGCCGGCTCCCATCGGCAGCAGCAGTCCACATTTTTTATGATCAAGCCCCCACTGGATGGCCTCTCTTTGATATGGATGTGGTCTAAAGATCATCTGCATACACTCCTTTAGTTAGTCCCTTGATCAAGTTATCAACACCTGCTTTGGAATCAATGATCTTTGTCCGATGACCAAGCCCTTGCAATTGGTGTAACCGGAACTGCTGGACTTTGGACACCCGACCTGTCTCCGGCTTTTTTAGCTCGACAAAGACAATTTGCCGATTGCCAATCACGATGCGGTCCGGCACGCCGGTCGTTCCCGGCGATACCAGTTTCCAACACAGCCACCCTCTGGCCTGTACCCGCTCTTTCAGGTACTTCTCGATTTGTTTTTCAAGCACATCGTTTTAACCTCCTTTTTGCCTTTGGAAACAGTGGAAACAGTCTCACGCGCGTATATATATATAACGCGTATATAGAGTACATATATGTATATATCTCTATATATCTATATATTTCCCTTTTTATACTGTTTACTGTTTCCACTGTTTCCAACCTCTTGTAAGTCCTTTATTTATGCCTATTAAACATGGCAACAGTCATTTGATTTACTGTTTCCATGACTGTTTCCAAGTGTTTCCAAGTGTTTCCAACGATTTTTCGTCACTGTTTCCACTGTTTCCAGACTGTTTCCAAAGATTTCAGCCTTTTTTACCCCTGTGTGGACGTAATCTTGCACGCTGTTTCAGATATACTTTTTGATCAATCCAAACAGGTCCTTTGGTTCTTTCCCAGCCAAGATGATCCAATATGGCATTGATTTCTCTTTGCTCCGTATTTGGGAAATTTCCCCGTGCTCCGTTAAAAACCTCAACCCATATCTCCATCAAACAGACTCTATCGCGTTGCATTGTTCCTACATTTTTAGGCTCATCGAGCCACACTACACGCTGACTCTGTGACATCTCATACCAGTTGTCCGGCAACTTGCGTTCCAGGTAGTTGTATATCTGGTCTTCTTTAACAGATCTATATGTATGGGCCTCCTGAGCTCTTAACGCCTCCTGTGCTACCTCATCCTGCAGATATAGAGGCTCCTTAGCTTTGTATCTCACAACAGCCTCGGCCCACAGTTGATCTCGTACCTCGTTGGTAAGATCATCAAAGATACTTTTTGTTGCCTTTTTTGCATCCGTCTCAATCGGCCAAAATCTTCGGTTACCCGTGTAATCTCTCAAAAATTCAGCCTCATTAGTCGTACCGAAGAAGACACACTGCCTTGGGTTATCTGTCACCCGCTTGGCGTATGCCTTTCGATAGCGGTCCTCCCGTTTAGAGATAAACTGCTTTGTCTGCTCGATCTCTGACTTTCTCGTTGCCGTCAGCTCTGCCATTTCAACGATCCACGACCCGTGAAGACTTTCATAGGCCTCTTTACCGGACACGGTGGTAATCGAGTCACTGAACCATTTACCGCCCATCACCGACAGTATGTGACTCTTACCGATGCCCTGCTTACCGATCAGGACGACCATATAGTCATACTTACACCCCGGCGCCATAACACGGGCCACCGCAGCGGTAAACGACTTGCGGGTCACCTGTCTTACGTACTCTGTATCCGGCGATCCCAGATACTCAATAAAGAGTCTATCCAACCGCTCCACTCCATCCCAGGTCAAACTGTTAAGGTAGTCTCTGACCGGGTGGAAAGCGTGGTTTTTGTGGACATACCTAAGGGCGTCCTCACACTTGCCTTTGGCAACGATGCCATAGTCTTTTTCTAGTAGGTATCGAAGTCCCGCATCGTCATCGTCTGTCCATGTAGGGTTACAAGCATCAAACTTGGCCCACGGCAAATCTCCAAACTTAACCGGCTTTTGATCAAACAGATCGACTCCACCGATACTGTCTTTGAGTCGTGGATCATGCTCTAAGATGATGACGATGTTGTCCGTGGTCGCCTTGTAACTGCCTTTCTTATCTGTTTCCAACTGTCCAAGCCATTCGGTGTCGATGGCATCAAAGTCGTCCGCATAGTCTTTTAATGCCTCATGCAGTCGTTCCTCGCCGATCTCCTGGATCGTGGCTTTATCGGCTCCACAAAACTCAATCATCCTTGTCCATGACGGATATTTGACGGTTGGTGCGCCCTGTTGTACGTCAACGTCCAGGTCACCGAACTTATGGATACGGATCAAGTCAAAAGCATTGCACAGCTTTCCACTGCATGGATCGGTAGCATGATTGGAGTAGGCAAACTTGTCATCATAGATTACAAGTCCTCCGGCCGTTGATCCGGCTACATACGTCCATCGGTCGGCCTTATTGGTCGGTGTATAGACGTCCGGTATAAAGGTCTCAATAGCCTCCTGAATGGTATAGGTCCGACAGAAAGCTCCAATCAGTCCGTCCTTTTCCAACGGATCACCCTGTTTTTTGGCTGATCGCTGTCGAATACTGTCGGCTCTTGATGACCTCGGCCAAAAGCTGATGTCCTTCCAATCCGGATACTCAGCGAGCACCTTATCAATGTCCAAGAGTGGACCGTCCATTTGGTGGAACTCATACTGCCCGTCCTTGGATGTGGACGGCCAGAACATCATACGGGCCGGCTGATAGGTCGTGTCGTCAAAGTAGTCCATGTTATAGCGACTGGCCATCTTACGAGCTACCGCCTCATACTCGTCCGGAGTCATATCTCTTGATGCCGGTATAATTAGACGATACTTGGGAGTCTGTGGTGTATGCTTGTGTGTGGAGTACATGCAGCAGCACATACTGTCGAGCATATCAACAATGTCCCAAAAGTCGGCCGGTGCAAAGTCCAGGTCCAGCGTGATCATGGATCGACTCATCACACTGAGGTTGTTTCGACGGCCATCCTTTAACTGACCGGCCACGAATCCACCAACGTCCTTGATATCGGCCTGTTGGAGCTTGGACATACTCTTATATTCCTGTACCGTCTCCCTTGTCCGATAGGTCTCTTTGACCCTGTCGATAAACTCCGGCCATGTCATCTGCTGATTGATATATGTCTTATCTCGGCGGGACTTACAGGTAGCAATGTTATATTTTCTTTCCATGTTTTACCCCCCCCGTTACAAATTTAAAAATTTCATGCGCTAATCTTTCTTGTAGTATTCGGACGTAAAGCCGTCCGCTGTGAGGATCAATCCCGGCGCCCATGTTATCGGTCGGGCCATGATATCCTCCATCTCTTTTAGTCTTTCCTCTGCCTTATCGGCCGGCACCTCAACGATCACCTCATCGTGCACATGCATGACTATGCGGAAAAGTCTTGGATTGACCGATAAAGCTTTTAGGGTTTCTCCTAGACAATCCCTTGCGATCGCCTGTACCACGTTCTCGGTAAACTTACCGCCCCAGCAGCTGATCCGTGTCCACTTGTGACCGGACTGTAGCATACCGGAGTAACTGATCTCTCCATCCGGCTCTACCTTAGGCTGTGCATAGGCAAGCTTACGCCCGGATGGTATCTGGATAAACAGGAACCCCGCCTCGCAGTACACATACATGTTGTGCGGTAGAGGGACCGTCTTACCCTCCTGGATGGCGGCCTTTACGGCATCGCCTAGCGTATACCAAAACTGACGTATCCTAGGTGATGCAGCTCGCCACTTTTTGACAATGTCCTGCATCTCCGTTTGTGTCAGTCCCATTCGAGCACCGCCCATAGCCTCAAGAGCAGATACACCGCCGCCATAACCAAGAGCAAGCTCAGCGACCTTCCCTTTCTTTCTGAGGTGACTGTTCTGCCCGTGCTTTTCCACGGGTACATGGAACATCTGTGTTGCTGAGGCGCAGTAGATATCCCCGCCATCTTTAAATACCTCTTGTCGCCACGTCTCATCCGTCAGCCATGCAATGACTCTTGCCTCGATAGCTGAGTAGTCGGCTACCGCAAACTTAAATCCTTGTCTAGGTACAATCAGTGTCCGGATCAAAGTGGAGAATACAGAGTTTAACGATCCGTAAAGAATTTCTAACAGTCCCCAGTCTTTCCTCTTGACAATGGATCTTGCCAACTCGATGTCGTCAAATTCGTTTCTCGGGAAGTTCTGAGGCTGTACCAATCGTCCGGCCCATCGCCCTGTGCGACCGCCGTAGAACTGAAAGGCGCCATGTACCCGTCCGTCCTGACAGACTGTTCGCTGGAAAGCCTCATATTTCTTGACCGAGGTCTTCCCGGTTTCCTGTCGCAGTTCCAACAACTCACGGGTTTCCGACTGGATGTCCTGGCTAAGCAGATCATCGACATCCTCTTTTCTAAGGCTCGTGATCTCTCGTCCTTCTCGGTTGCTGATCCACTGCTTGAGTTGTATGATCGAGTGGATATTGATCCCACCCGTCAGCTCTAGGCATCGCTCTCTTGAGCGTGCCTCATGATCCTCGCCGAAATTTACAACATCAGTCATCATCTCTACATCGATGCCGATACCCAAGTCATTGATACACTGATCCAGCGCCCACAATTCCCATTCCGACTGTGGAACAGGGTATTTCATCAGGCGTTTATAGATAGCCTGTTCGGTCTCCACATCTCTTTGGTTGTAGTCTTTGAACAGCTTCCACTTGTCTATGTCATGCATTGGTAGATTTCTAGTTCTGCCGCCATTGGACAAGGTCGGCTTGCAAGGTTTACAGAAATACGTGATCAGTCGCTTACCGACATCCATCTTTTGTTTGTCCTCGTCCAGCTTTAAAGCCTTTCCCAAATTGGCAAGAGAAGCCGGCAGCCCAAGCTCACAAGCGTGGATCATGGTGCATCGCCATTGTTTGGGATCAAGGTATTGACCTCTTCCAAGCAGATAGCGACTCAGACAGATACGCTCAAAGGATGCGTTGTGCGCAACCTTGATAACGCTTGGATCCCGGATACAAGCCTCAAGATATCCCGATAAGGACTCACCTTTGGCTAAGTCGATAACCTTGACCGGGTTGTCACCAAAAGCGTAGGCAAAGAGCAGGATTTCAAAGTCCTCACTCTCTGCGTACTTGTAGACACCGCTCTTACCCAGATCGACACTGGAATACGTCTCCAGGTCGATATGAAGTACTTCCGCCATCGACTTATAACAGGTCTGCTAAGCCCTGTTCGAACTCATCATCGAAGTCGTTGATACTTCCTCTTGCGCCACCGATTGGATCTCCGTCTTTTGTCTTAAGCACTGTCAACAGACCACTTGTAATTCCGGTACCGACCTTGCTGTAAGGGAAGATGGAGAACTTAACACGTCCGTAGCATCCGGAGTACAACAGTTCCTTTCCCTCTTCGGCATTCAGCTTTTTCTTCCCTGCCTCGGTCGCCATAACCAATGGGGCCTGTGTACTTTTAATGGACATGATGTAATGCCCCTGATAATCCGGATTGTCTTGGAAGTCCGGCCACTCATCGGCATCATGGATCAACCCCTGATTAGATCCTACCGGTCTTTTTAATGGAGTAGCCTTAGCTGCAAACCCTTGACCATACCGGTTAATACCGTTTTGTTTGGCGTTTTCGTAGGCTTGGTTAATAGCCTGTACAGTAGCCTGATCCGATTTAGGGATCAGAATCATCACACTGTATTTAGCATTGGCTGCGTTGTCGTCAAACGACTGTGGTTCAAACAAATGTGGATATACCAGTCTTACTACTCCTGTCTTTACTTCGGTGTTTAATCTTTGTGTTGTCATACTTAATCTCCTTCTTTCTTAAATTCGTCTGCAAATTCATTCATTTCTTTTTCTTCATCTCGGTATTCCGGACGCTTATCGGATACCGGCACCAGTGTAGGTTTGCCCTTCGGTTTATCGATATACGGCATCGATATACCGGCAAACATTTTCTTTCCGATCGCTTTTTCCAGGTTGCTGATGGATTCCAGTTTAGGCCTGGTCATGATCAGATCATCCTTGTAATCCAGTTTGTGCAGCGCCTCGATCAGACCTGCCTCGTCGGTAACTTTGCGGATGGATCTACCCTCGACAAGCTTGAATCCCTTGTATCTTGTACCCTGTAGGGCTTGATCCAGTGCATACTCTTCCAGGTTCTTGATCCACTTGGAGATGCCCGGCAGCAATGGCAGAGCCATTTCTATTTGCTCCTGTGTCAGCTCCTTGCAGTCGGTATTAAATCCGGACTGGATAAGATCGGTCAGTGCATGCAGCATCTGTGCAGAACAGTTGCCCTTGATCTTACAAAACTGACACCAATCTCCGGCTTTCTGCGAACCCTCACCTTTGATGGCTAACTGTGCTTTGGGTACGACTTCCTTTTCCAGCCATTCTTCCAGCTCTGCAACTGTGTAAGTGCAAGTGGAAATGTTGTTCTTTCGTGGCTGATAGATGTGGACTGTGATCTTGTCAAAGTCATACAAGAGCCCGTAAGTGTCCAAAGCACCGGCGGCATATAATCTAGCCTGTGTATTGCCCTCAGCTTTTACGGTCACACCCTGTCCGTACTTGAGATCGATTACGTGGCATGTATCATCGCCGATGATTACGGCATCCCCGGTACCAAATCCATCCGGTACCCATCGGCTGAAATCAAGTCTTTGTTCAATGAGCAGTTGGGCATCTGGTGTCTTTGCCTTTTCTGAGTTAAAGACCTCAATGACGTAATCCCGGTAATCGTCGGTGTATTCATTCATTTCTCCGTCCGGAGCCTTGAATTTGCTCTTGCGGTTGTTCTTGATCCAGCTGATCAGCTTCTTTTCGGCTAGGGCATGCGCCTCTGTACCCTCTTTGGAGTAGGGAGTTTCTTTGTCCGGCTTGTCGGCATTAAGAACAGCACTCGGTGTACATTCAAGCCACATTTTGGATGCTGACGCCGATAATAAGGCGTGTTGTTTAGCCATGACCTATACCTCCAATTCCGCCCAAATAGCATCGTAGTATTTCTCTAGCCCCGGTGCGGTCAGTTTAGGCAGTCCATATTTATCGAGTATCTTTTTTAACTCAGCCATCCCGTGCTCCTTGTGTTTTTGTACATACGCATTAGCTCTTGCTCTCATTTTCTCTTTCATTTCCTTAGTGAGATGACTCGATACTGCGGGCCCTTCTTTTTTTTCGATTTCTTCCTTAGGGCTTTCTACTTCCTTCGGTGCCTCGTCCACCTTGATCGGATCCGGTTCGATCGTTTCCCACGGTCTGTCCTGATCATCTTCTGGTTTTTCCACATCGGCTGTCTTATCGACTTTTGCGATATGCTCCTTTTTCTCATCGGCTACAAACCCCGATACTACGAGATTTGCATAAAAGTTTGACAAGTTACGGCTAAACTCCAAAGCCTTGTCATCGGCTGTAATTTTGATTTGTACATCCATTATTTATTCCTCCTTAGAGTCTTCAATGACCAGTCTTTCTAATGCGAATTCTAGGAGCATATCTCCTAAAATTCCTTTTACATAGCCTGTTTCCGGTACTAGTGCATCTAGTCTGTCATACAGGTCTACACTAATCATTAACGGCTTTCTTACCGTTGATGCATGTCGTTTGTTTCTTCTAATTACTAATTGATCCATTATTCTTTTTCCTCTCTTTTCTTTCGTCTTATGTCCTCTCTCATTCTCCACGCCTTTACCAGCTGTATGGTCAACGACTTGATACGTGATGCCGTCTCTCGAATAAAGTGGGTCAACTCTGCTTCGGTATCGGCTAATTTGTAACCTTTGCCTGTACTAAACCCTACGATCAATGTATCGTGAAACCGATCATTGTTGATGTTGACTCGTTCCTTGACGTTTCGGAGCTGACGATCTGGGTACTTGGCCTTTTTGTTTAAGTTAAGCGCCCTGACGAGATCCGCTCTCGACATCTTTCCGGTGCGTCTTAATACATCAACAAGTACATCGTCAATCATGTCTTTTCTCCTTCTTTCTTGCACCATTCGGGATAGACCCAAAAGTGCGTACCTTTGATTCGGCCAAGCGTTATGCTCGTTCCGTTTCCGCCTCCCGCGGGATACGTCTTAGACTGCACGATCGGCCGTCCGTCCACCTTGTAGATCCAGTCATCCTCAACAGGTTCTCGTCCCCTGTCGGCGAGAAATGCCTCAGCTGAGAAATAGAGGCGCTTAGCTCTAAATACATCGAGGGTCATTGATCCTCACCCTCAAGGTAGTCATGACAGGCCCATAGCTTGCCCAGCAGATACCAGTAACAACTGTCTTTTTGATTACCCGATTTGTAAATAAACGATTCTGCTATCACTCGAGCGTCCATTGAGCTCCAACCAAACTCGTAGTTATACAACTCTCTTAATCTTTCATAATAGCTAATCAGAAAATCCAAATTTTTTTCTTTCGGCTTGTCCGGTAGTTGATACATATGTTTTTCTCCCTTCTTTTGTGTTAAAATAGAAGTGGATTAAAAAGACAATCCACTATTGAGCGCTCTCTACTTTTGCCGGTGATTGCGCTTTTTTTAATGCCTTCTCATACACATATCCCGTGTACTCCCAAAACAGTTTGGGCGAGATATAGTAGTTGTACCGGTTACTTTCCTCGTCGATCTTCATCGCCATTCCAATCGGCAATAGACCTCGGATTAAAGCGATTCGTATAAACTGCGGATCTTTGCCCATCACTTCTGCAGCTACGGTTACCGGTACGGCCTCGCCTGTAAATTCGGGTGGTTTCAGATATACACTCGCCATGTCACCCCTCCTTTCCTAGTGCACGATGTTTAATGCCATCATCAATGCCGTTGTGCACAAGCACCCTGCTGCAAACGCCATGATGTAAAAGGCTATTTGCCATGAGTCCTTAGTCTCTTGACTGTCTAAGATTTGCTGTACCTCTGCGTGCTTGGATACTCGACTCATCATCTGTAACGTTTGACGATCGTGTTCAAGCTCTTTCTCTTTTTTAGTCATTTCTATCACCATCTCCCTTTTTTACGGTTAAACCGTAATTTTAAGTTAAAAAAATAAGCTGATTGTAAGAAACTCCGTAAACCTCTTCGATACGCTTTAAGGTTTTTACATCTGGGAAAGTCTTACCCCGCTCATAATTACTAAGCGTATCTACACTAACCCCGATTTGTTCGGCAGCTTCTTCTTGACTCAGCTTTTTTAATTCTCTTGCAGTTTTTAATGTAACTTTGATGTTGTCCGGCATATGTGTCACCCTCTTTCGTTGTACCTAAAGAATACTACGGTTTAACCGTAATGTCAACGGTTTTTCCGTAAATAGTTACAAAAATCTTGAATTTTTTACGGGTTATCCTATATAATATAGGTGCACGAGAAGAGGTGATATCATGTCTAACTTAGGTAATAAGGAAGTAATGGCAGAAAACATACAACGCTTTTTAGATATATCAGGAAAAACTCGCACAGAAGTATGTAGCGATTTAGATATACCCTATACCACTTTTGTGGATTGGCTGAAAGGAAATACTTACCCTCGTATTGATAAGATCGAGCAGATGGCCAACTATTTTGGTTGCGAAAAAGCTGACCTTGTTGAGCCGAAGGAAATGAGATATGTACCGAGTCTGATCAATATACCGTTGTTTGACAGTATATCCTGCGGTGCGGGCATGTTTGTTGATGAGCGCCCCGAGGACTATATCGCAATACCAGACAAATACTTGAGGCTTGGCGTTGAGTATTTTGCCAATACAGCCCACGGTGACAGCATGATTGGAAAAGGTATAAAGGATGGGGATATCCTTGTGTTTGAAAAAACGAACCATCTTGAAAGTGGACAAATCGGAGCTTTTTGTATCGATAATGAATCTGCTTATTGCAAGATCTACCGTCACTTACCTAGCGGTATGATCATGCTAGAATCGGCCAACGATAAATACGATCCTATTATGGTAGATGTAGCCAACGAGTGCTTTAGGATAATCGGCAAGTATAAATTTAAGTTTTCGGTGGAACAGTAAGGAGTTAGCTTATGGCAGAAGTAGTAATAATCATAATAATACTTGCTGTTATATTGACCATTTTGAGTAATCCGGTTGTATGGGTCGTTGGTGGATTGATTATAGTTGGGCTAATCATCTATAAAACTAGCGGAGGTCAAAAATCAGACATTAAACCAAAAACCAAAGACAACAAGAGAGTCACGACTGAAATTACTGACAAGCCACGTGAGGTGAAAGAAGATATAGCCTACAGAAAATGGATAGATACCTATGAAAATCATGAGCTTGGCTTTGACGAGTGGGCGAAAAAACATAACATCAAAATAATACCCTCAGATTTTGAGAACTATCAAAAAGAGATAGGCGATCTCGGAACTGAATACAGTCAGCTATTAGAGAAATTAGAGAAATGCTGGTCTGAGCTTTATAACAAAAAAGACTATCAGGGGCCGCTAGCCAAAATAGTTGAGGATCTGTGCACTCAGGGTATTTTGAACTATATGGATCTCGCTCAAATAGAAATGAAATATGGCTACTTACCACCACAAAACTGTCCTCCTTACAGGAGATTGGCTATGTTATACGAGAGACAGGGAAACTATGAAAAAGCAATCGCCGTATGTCGGCAAACACTTTGTCAATATGTCAATATTGATGATGCTAGTAAGCGTATGTTGAGACTTATGAAAAAGATCAATGTCACGCCAAACGAAAAAGATTTACAACTCATCGAAGAGGCAAAAGAGATAACCGGGATAGAAAGAAAAATTAGACCGTGACAAAAGAGTAAACAATTAAATAGAAAATCAATTAAGAATTTTAATGACTAAGGTTTTAACCGCATTGCGGTAGGAGGATATAAGAAATGGAATTAAAAGAACAAATGTATCAGCTGAGCGAAAGGATCAAGTCTCTTAAAGATAATATTGAGACCGAAGAAGCTACTAAGCAGTCCTTTATTCTTCCTTTCTTTCAGGCTCTAGGGTTTGATGTTTTTAACCCTTTGGAATTTGTCCCAGAATTTACAGCTGATGTCGGAATCAAAAGAGGTGAAAAAGTAGATTATGCTATCTTACAGAATGGACAGCCAATCATTCTGATTGAGGCAAAAGCATGTTCTGAAAAACTAGATAAGCATGACTCACAATTATTTAGATATTTCGGTACCACAAATTCACGCTTTGCCATTTTGACAAACGGCATTATTTATAAATTCTTTAGTGATCTTGACTCACCAAATGTCATGGACTCCAAGCCATTTTATACATTAGATATGGAGCATCTGAGTGATCAGGCCATCGAGTACCTAAATAATTTTGCTAAAGCCAATATCAATATAGATTCCATTCTGAGCACAGCATCAGATTTGAAATACCTGAATCTGTTGAAGGCCGCCTTTAAAGAAATCGTGGACAATCCATCAGAAGACTTCGTCCGCTTTATTCTTAATGAAGGAGTTTATGACGGGATCAAAAATCAAAAGGTTGTCGAGCGTTTTCAGCCCCTCGTAAAGCGTGCCATGAGTCAGTTTATCAATGATCGTATGTCCAGCAAATTTAAAGAGACATTGCTAAGTTCTGAGTCTGAGTCTGAGGAGGTCCCAAAAGAAAGTACAGCTACAACTGCAACGGCACAAGAAGAGCAACCGGGGGAGACAGAAGAAAAGAAAAGCAAGATCAATACTACTTATGACGAACTTAATGCTTTTGCGGTAGTCAAAGCCATCTTACGCAAAAAAGTACCTGGATCAAGAATCACCCATAAAGATACAGAAAGCTATTTCGGAGTACTGTTAGACGGCAATACAAGAAAGTGGATATGTCGAATCAATTTAGACTCGAAGAACAAACACATCATATTGTCTGATGAGAATAAAGATCCAGTACGTTATGAGCTCAATAGTATTGACGATATCTATGACCTGGAAGAGCAACTACTCGAATCTTTAGAAAAGTATTTGTAGCACAAAGTAAACAAGTAAATAAAAAAATCCCTTGGTGTTACCAGCACCAAGGGATTGATTGGATGCGTTACCAGCACATCCGGGATACATAAAAAGAATGACGCTCAATCATTTAACTTTTTATGTACCCATTTTACCAAAAATATAAGAAAAAAGAAAGGATGGGTACTTATGCCTAGAAAGAAAATGAAACTGCCTAACGGCTACGGGACTGTATTTAGAATCGACAAGAGAAAAAGAAGAAGACCTTTTGTTGTAAAAAAGACGATTGGATGGGATCTCATCGGTGATAAGGCTGTGCAGAACGTAATAGTGATCGGCTATGCCAAAACGTATGAAGAGGGTATAAAGATGTTGGAGGAGTATAATCTCTCGCCCTACGATGTTTCCGAACGTAAGACGACTTTCTCACAGGTATGGGAGCGATGGTCAGAAGAGCATTTCCCGGAACTGTCAGATTCAACGATTGCCGGCTATAAGGCTTGCTACAAGACATGTTCAAAAATTTATAACATACCGATGTCAAAATTGAGAACAAAAGATTTGCAGCGTGTTATCGATGAATCTGGAAAGAACGCACCGACTCTAAAAAGATTCAAGAGCCTTATACATTCCATGTATAAATACGCCTTACGCTATGACATCGTTGATAAGGACTATTCAAGGCTGATCAATGTCCAAAAACATAAGAACAAGAATCCTAATCAGCGTGGCCATACGATCTTTACAAATGAAGAAATTAAAAGGCTATGGGATAATCAGTTCGATGCTGATGTGCAGGTTGTGCTAATGTTGATCTACACTGGTGTGCGTATTGGCGAGATGCTGATCATCAAGAAAGAGGATGTGCATCTGAATGATCGATACATTGAGATCCACGGTACAAAGACTGAAAATGCAGAGCGTATTGTACCAATTGCAGAAAAAATCTATCCTTTTGTATATGCAAGGATGGAAGAGGATGGGGAGTATTTGATCAACAATACTTTATCGACTCGTGCCAAGATCGACAATTACAGGCGTACACGATGGACTCCAGTTATGAAGAATCTGGATATGAATCATACACCACATGATACAAGACATACCTGCGCCTCCCTGTTGGCCAATGCGGATACGAATCCACTGGTCACTAAAAAGATCCTTGGCCACTCCGGTGCTATGGATCTGACCGAAAAAGTATATACGCATTTAGACGTATCTATACTGATCGATGCCATCAACAAGATCTGA